ATTATGCGGTTCTTAGATCGTCTAACTGCCATGCTCACAGATGAATATGATATTGGAGACGTATTCACTTTGACAGACGATCATCTTGAGGGTATTGAAGACCGCATAAACGATATGATGTTGGTGCAGGAAAATCTTACCAACGCACTTGAGACCATTGGTGATGGTAACATCAAAGTGTTGAAGAACTCCATGGATCGAGTTAAGGGGTTGATCGCCTTGTTGACGCAATGCATCAACACAAAGGGCAACAAATTTGTGTTGAAAGAAGCCAATCAAGATAGCATCGTTTTTCAACCAGTGTATGCCAGAGAATTTGCTCATGCTAAGGTGTTCTCAAAAGCAAACAAATTCCTGCACATGTCTGCAACGGTGTGTGGATTTGAACAGTATTGCAAGGAGCTTGGTATTGGCCAGTCAGAAGCAGTGTTCATTCAAGCTGATCACACTATACCAGTTGAGAACCGAGAGGTTGAATTTGCACCTGTTGCTTGGATGAACTACAAGAACTATGATAGTGACGTTGATAAAACTGTACAGTTCATTGATGCGGTTCTAGACAACACGAACGAAAAAGGCATCATCCACACCGTCTCATACAAACGAGCAGATGATATTTTTGTCAGGTCAAAACACCAAGATCGAATTGTCGTGACATCAAACGCCAAAGAAGTTGAAGCTGTGATGCGAAAGAAAGACAATCGATTGGTGGCGTCTCCTGCTATCACAACTGGTTTTGATTTTGCTGACGATAAATCCAGATTGCAGTTCATAACGAAAGTGCCATATCCGTCACTTGGTGATCCTAGGATCAAATATATCAGCAAGGTTGACTCCTCAATGTATAGTCAGCTTGTGGTGAGAACCATTGTGCAAGCATGCGGCAGGTCAATACGTCACAATAACGATTGGGCAGCGACTTGGATATTGGATGGAAACTTCAAACGCTTGTATGACAACAACAGAGCGATGTTCCCTAAGTGGTTCTCGGAGTCTATCAAATGGTAGAAGACTGCTTAAATACCATATGGCAGCAATCACAACATTCAACCAACGACAATTAAACGACACGAATCCGTACTTTCCAGGTGACTATAGCGTACGATCAATGAAAATTGATGATCTGGAGATCAAGAACATTCAAGTTCAAATCGACTTGTTTGAGTCTATATTCTCTAGTGTAGTAACGGGTTCTGTCGTGATTGTTGACAACGAGAACTTACTATCATCACTTCCCATACTTGGCGGTGAAACAATTCGATTGGAACTAGAGTCTAGAGGATCAACATCAGAGATTGTCAAAGAATTTTATGTCACCAAAGTGACGGACGTGAAAAAGCTCTCAATGACCAGCTTGGTCTATACGATTCATTTTGTATCAAAAGCTGGTGTTGAATCAGAATTGAGACGCGTGTCAAAATCATACATGAACGTGAGAGTTGAAGATGCTGTTAGTGACATATTCGAGACTCAGTTCTCAGATGCCGTTTTAAGCTACTACCAGTCATCAAACACACAATGCGTGGTACTACCGAACTGGACGGCCATGTATGCTTGTTCATGGCTTGCTAGTCGCGCAGCATCCGATAGATTTGACACTAGTCCGTACATGTTTTTTGAAAACATGGATTCACACTATCTGATTCCTATGGATATGCTACATTCGGATGACACAAACGTTGAAGTTGCGCAGTGTGTTATTGACCCCATCAAAATCACGGCAAGTGAAACAGAACAGCTTAGCGTTGTGCATGATCCGCGCATGACCAAAGACAATTTTCAATTTGAGTCTTATGAGATCATTAAGACTACAGATGCTATGGAAAACATTGTTAATGGCTTGTATAACAACACAGCCAACACGTTGAACTTGATGGAACGCACGTGGTACTCTCAAGAGTTTTCATACTTGGACAATTACAGTGACTCCGAGCACTTGAACGCACGACACGGCCAAAATCACCCGTTCGTCAAAACCAACTCACCGTTGCTTGATGACACTAACCCGTACAGACGCATCATTGCTTATCATCCAGGTTTGTTTTCACAGTCAACACAAACAAACTTGGATTACGACTCGTTTACTCATACGAAAGTTTCAAAGTTTCAACAGATAGAAAATTTCAAAATCAGAGCAACCATGCCGGGTCACTTGGGATTGAGAGCCGGTCACAAGTTGTATTTTGAACCACCAGCATTACAATCAGCTAACGTTTTGAAGCAATGGAAAAACGACACTCGTTATAGTGGTCAATATATTGTTGACTCTATCAGACACGTGTTCATGCCAGACAAATATCACCAGGTGCTTGAGATGTATAGAGACTCTCTATCGGTGAGCGCAGATGAGAAAACCGGCAACATATAACACTGCTAAATAATGCATGACACAAATAATTCCAAACCATATGGGAGACACGTATACTTGGGTTGGNGTTGTTGAAGATCGTAGAGATCCTATGCAGCTTGGCCGTGTACGCGTACGAATATTTGGATACCATACAACAGACACGAGTTTGATCCCAACGGTTGAATTGCCGTGGGCTATATCAATCATCCCTGGATCGGCTTCTATAGGAGGCATTGGTCAAGGACCATCCGGTTACCTTGAAGGAACCATAGTAACTGGATATTGGTTGGATGGAACAGATATGCAAATGCCTGCTGTATTAGGTTCGATTGCACCAATCGAGGGTATACTAGGTTCTGCTGGCGGCAGTGACGGAACGGTAAATTACACTGGTATCACAGACAACAACGATTTTGTACCCGGCAATGCGCAGTTTGTAGGATCAGGACCAAAATGGTTTCAAGCGGCTCAAGGCGAAATTGGCGTCAAAGAAGTTGTTGGAGGCAGACATAATCCACGAATCCTCGAATATCTCAAAGTTGTAGGTCTTGGTGGTGGTGATGAAACACCATGGTGTTCTGCTTTCGCGGCTTGGGTATTCAAACAGTCTGGTCTTTCAATATCAGGTGTTACTGGCATGGCTCGTTCATGGACACGTGCAAGTTGTGTCGAAAAGTTAGATACACCACAACATGGATGTATCACTGTATTATCGAGAGGAAGTGATCCTCGAAAAGGTCATGTAGGGTTTTTAGATTCAATACAAGGTGGACAAGTGACTTTGATTGGCGGTAACCAAAGTGATAGAGTCAAAGCGTCATCATTTGACAGATCAAGAGTTGTAGGTTTCTACTGGCCAAAAGGTTACCCAACGAGTGACTTTGAACCAAGCACTTATGGGCCACAGTGATGGTGTGCTAAATACAGTATGAAACAATTACACTTGAATATGGACCAAGGAATGACGTGGGTTAAGTCTTTTCGTATCAAATACGATTTGACAACAACATCACCCGTGATGAAAATTTTTCAAATAGGCAATGAAAGCTTCACGGCATATTCGCCTGTTGTTACAGTGACGGATGCCGCTAATGGGGAACTTTGACATCACTATTCCTTACGCGAAAACGATGGAATTTGATCAGGACACTTTATCGTATCAGATGTGGATTGACGTGTCGGGTGAACGCGTATTGCTATATGAAGGCAATATCAAAAATCAACAGGGCTATGAGATGACCATTTACAAACCTGAAAACATGCAAGAGCTGATAAACCTCGTAAAAATGAAGACTTGGTGAGCCACTTGTAAGAGTGAACATTTCAAATGACCAGTGTATAATCCGAGCAATGGAGGCCGTGCATAAGTTTGTTGAGTATCACTATTCAGGCACTAGCAATGCATGGGTTAAGCAAGAGATCACACCTATGATCAAAGCTACTCGAACATTCAAAGTCCCTGACTATATTTACACTGTCAAAGAAGTCCTTGGAATCGATAACCGCTATTTTACATCAAACGGATTTGGTGATGGTGACGGATTCAGCCGTGCCGGATTTGCGTTCAATACTGCATTTCACACCAACACCATGGACTATCTAAGTGTGTACATGGTAGACGTTTCAATGTCATACTTCAAGAACATCCTTTCGCCGCCAGAAGTGTTCAACTTCAACAAAATCACACGTGAAATATCAATCGATGTTGGCAATGATGCAATGCAGGTTGGAGATTTTATCATGTACCGTGCAAGCATCGATTTGTCGGAGATCAGCGGCAATGAATTGCTATGGTCAAATGACTGGTTGATTCGCTATACAGAGGCACTGATCCAAGAACAATATGGTGTTAACACAACCAAGTATAAAGAGGTTCAACTTCCTGGAGGTCATGTGATGAATGGTGATGAAATTCTGAGTGACGCTAAGGACAAAAAAGAGAAGCTTATAGAAGAGTTGTATACCAACTACTATTCACCAGTACCAATCATCATAGGCTAAGAGTTAGGCAGACATGGCAAACCCATTTTTTGATCAACGCGTAACATATGAAGATGCTGATCTGTTTGAAGATTTGACAACAGAGTTCATCTACAATAACGGCATTGCGGTATCGTATATCGAACGCGACATTCTGCAGATTGATCCGGTGCTGAATGAGCCAGTTGCAACGAACTTGGGCGAAGCACATGTGATAGACATGTTCATCACACAGTCAGAATCATTTGTGCCTGACAATTTTCTCATCTCAAAATTTGGTATGACCTGGGGTGCTGGCTCAAACGTTGTTCTGGCTGTATCAAAGAAAGAGTTCAAGAGACTCATTGGTGAAGTGCCACGAGAAGGTGACGTGATCTATATTGAGCACGTTCAAGAATTTCTAGAGATAACCAACGTCAACACAAGAGACCCGTATATATCTGGCGGTCATATGTTCATGTATGAAATTTATACACAGCCGTATCAACACAGCGGCGAGTTTATGCCGGATGATATATTGGCAGATGCACCATCCATGGAAGGAATCTTCGAGGATTTCTCTGCCAAGGTAAATCAAACCGAATATGCAAACGACATGTTCAATTCATCATCCACACTGTTCAACGCTAGTTATGACGCAGAACTGTTAGACATAGCAGATTTCCGCAAGATGAACGCATCATCAACCGGAACTGGTGTGCTCACTGACATCAACGCGTCAAACGTTAGCGTTGTGAACGTCAGCACAACATCATACAACGCGTCACTGGTAACAGACTTGACTTCATTGCTGGATCATGGATCTGATGCTGAGTTTGCTCTTATGGGTGAAATGCATGATCGCATTGGCGAACAAGCAGACAACCAAGAGATCGTGTGCAATGGTGAAAAGTTCCTATCAAAATCTAAAGACCCTTTTGGATTTCTATAGGATGGTACAACAAAGCACTAAATAGCTTAACAAAGCGCTATATAGTGTGAATTAGC